TTCGCGCCATACTCCGCCACGAACTTCCCCCACCACCACTCCAAGAGCCGCCGGTGGTTCCCATCCTTCAGCTTCGGCATCCGCGCCAGGCAGAACTCCCGCCACCCCTGCGCCACGGTCATTCCTGCCGGTCCGGTGAAAGCCTCCGTCCCGCGGGTCTCCAGCTTCTCCAAGAGTGCCGCCTGATGAACCCTCGCCTCCGCCTGGGTGCGAAAAAATTCCCGCTTGGCGACGCCATTGATCCGCGAAAAAACCACGAAACGAGGTTCCCCCCGCACCGTCGCCGTGCGAATCGTTACCACCGGCTTGTTGCGCCGTGTTGCGCTTGTTGCGCTCATGGGGGCAATTTCAACCATTTGCCGTGCCATTTCAATCCATTTCGTGCGATAAAGAAAAACGCCCGCCGAGCCAGTGTTTATGCGGTTCGAGGGGCTTCAGAAGGGGAGAGCCGACGACGGGATTTGAACCCGTGACCTATCGATTACGAATCAAATTTTGGTCTTTGTTTTGCAGGTATTTGCGGGGGCGTTGCGCTCTTGTTGCGCGCAACTAGGCCAAAATATCGCGCTTGGCCTCCACTCGGGCGCGGAGTGAGGCAAGGAATTCGCGTTCGCTGAGGGCGTGCGCCCACTCGGGGCGGAATTGGTAGTGCGGCTCGTCGCGGAATTTCCACGCGCCACCCCATTCGAGGCCGAGGCTTTGGCCGAGGGGGCCGAGTTCGTCGTAGAGTTTGTGCTCTCCAAAGTATTTTTTGCCGTCGGCGGAGAAGACTCCGATGTCGATGGCGAGGCCGAAATTGTGGTTGCTGTATCCACCGCGAGCTTTGGTGACGATCGAGCCGGGGGCGGTGCGGCCTTTGGCGTAGAGGGCGTCTTGTTCCTGGTATGTGCGCAGGCCGGAGATGGCTTTGACCTCAAGGCCGGATTTCGCAGCGATGGCTTTGGCAGCGACGAGGAAGGATCGCATGACCGCCTGGACCTGCGGGTGGAGGGTTGCCAGGACTTTCTCGCTGCGGGCGTCGATCATGCTTTTTTCTTGGCGCGAAATTTTTGGGTCGGCTTTTTGGGGGCTGGCTTTTTTACAGACCGCTTTTTTTTTACGACGACGGGCTCTGGCGCGGGGGATTCGGCCGGGCGTGGCAACATGAAGAATCTGGCGAGGAGGGAGAGCATCACTTGTCTTTCAGCGCGGGGATGCTTTTTTGGAATTCGCCGAGGGCGTTCCAGAGGTCGCGGTTGGCGGCTTCGCCTTCGCTCAGGCGTGGCTCGAAGCGGAGGGTGGTTCGGATGTGGAGCGTGCCTGCTTCACCGATGCGGTCGCCGAAGGGGGGCATCGGGACGGACACGCACGAGGTCAGGAAGGCGAGCGCCAAAAATATCCACCCGAGGATGACCATCGCGGCGGCGACGCGGGGCGGGGTCATTTTTCTTTGCGAACTATGTTTATCAGGCCCACTAAACTTAAGCCCGTTGCAATGATTTGCCCCTGCATTTCCGGATCCAAACGCGCGCCGAGGGCCACCGACACTAAGATCAGCCCCCTCCAAGTTGACGATTCCGACAGACGATCTAAAATGTATGATATTGCTTTCATCGACTTGCGGCGGGTGTCAAAGGATCACGGACGGTTGGCGAGGATTTGCTCGATGCGTTTGGTTCGCTCGTCGATGCGGGCCAAAGTCTCGGCGCGGTCGGCGGCGACGGCTTCGATTTTTTGCAAGCGGGATTCCTGGCGGTCGTTTTCAATTTCAACTCGGGTGACTTTTTCGGGCAGGATCCACCAGGCTTGGCTAATCGAAAAGATCGTGGCGATGAGCGCCATCGCGGCGATGGCCTCCCCGAAGGAGAGGCGCACGCCGGGGCGGTTGCGGACGGTTTCCGTGGACATCTTAGCTATTAGCCTGGGCTAAAAGATTCCCCACAATCGCGGTGGTCGCGGTGTTGTTGATGCGATCCACATTGATTGCGTCGGTCTTCGTTTTTATCGCGGCGACATCGCTGTTCGCTGGCGCGGTGTAGGCCGATCCGGCGAGGCGGGTGCTGACGGCTGCATCCACACGGGCCAACTCGGTGGCAAGCTCGGTGCGGACTTGGCTGGCCACGGTGGCGGCGCTTGGGGCGGTCGCGCCACTCACAGGGGCGTCGAGGTTGGCGAGTTCGCTTGCGAGTTCCACGCGGACTTCGTCGGCGATGGCTGCTGCGGTTGGCGGTGTGCTTGGCGCGGTGTAGGCACTGGCTGCGAGGCGGGTGCTGATCGCTTGATCGATCCGACCAAGTTCGACAGAAAGCTCGGTGCGGACTTGGCTGGCGATTTCGGCCTCGGTCGGGACATCGGGTGAGTTGGTCAATGTTGTGACCGTGCCGCCGGTGATTTCTTTTGTCGCTGCACCCCACACTGCTGTCGCGTTCGCAGCGGCTGTCGGGATGGAGTCGATTTTGCCACCGACGCGCTCGAGGTCGGCGCGGACGGCGGCGACGAGCGAGACTTCGGAGAGGTTCGTGTTGCCGATTGCGCCGACGATGGCGTTGAGGACTTGCTGGCCGTCTGCTTCGTTCAAGAGCGAGCCTTCCACGGCTGCGCTGATCTGCGCGGTGGTGGGGATGTCGGAGACGGCTGCTGGCGAGGCCGGGAGGTTGTCGGTTTTGCTCTTGATCGCGGAGATGTCCGAGTTGGCTGGCGCGGTGTAAGACGCCGAAGCCAGTCGGCTCGAAACGGAGGCGTCGAGATTGCTGAGTTCGGTCAGCTCGGTTCGCACGGCGGAAGCCACCGAAGCGGCACTCGGCACGCTCGGCAGGTCGCCGGTGGTGAGGGTCGAGCGGCTTGAAATGGTGGCATCGAGGTTGGCAAGTTTGGTCGAGTTGGAATCCAGTTCGGTGCGGATGGCCGAGACGCTCGGAGCGGCGGAGTAGCTGGAGGATGGCAAGCGAGAGCTGGTGGCGGCGTCGAGGTTTTCGACTCCGGCGCGGCCGAGGACCCACAAGCTCGGGATGTGCTGTGAATCAACCGTGCTGTCGGTGGTCTTGAAAATGGCGGCGTATTCGCCCTCGGCGCTGTTGTTGGTCGAGAGCGTGTAGCTATACAACCCGCCGCCGACAGCGGTGGCGCTGCCGCCGGTGACGATTTGTGTGCCGGAGGGGTCGAAAATATCGACCGTGACGGTCAGGCCGGTTTTGCCTTGTTTGCTGGCGGTGTAGAACGCCAAGAATTTTACGGAGGTTGAGACTTGTTCGAGCATGGGTGTGGGTTGGGTTAGATTTCTTCTTCGGGTTGAGGCAGGAGCGGGAGGACTTCGGACATGGGGAGGACTTCGACGAGCGGGAAAAGCTCGGATGGCAAATGCGCGAATCCGCCCGAGTAAAGGCCGCCGGGGCCGACTTCGGTCAGCAAATCCGCGCACAACATCTTGCGGCCATCAGCGAGATCGACGGGGCTGGCGACATGGCGCGGGTTGCCGTGCTCGGCTTGCACGGCGGCGAGTTGCGCGGCGAGTTCAGCCGAGAAGACGAGTGCGAGTTCCTTGGTGGTCTCGTAGCTCGCGGGCTGGATAATGAGGTCGGCGAGTGTCATGGGATTGCGGCGGCGAGGGCGGTCATGAGCGTGGACACGCGGGTGTCGAGCTTGGCGAGGTCGAGGCTTTCGCCGATGCTGTAAAAAGAGATTCGGCAGTTTGCCGAGGCGGTTGATTCAGCAGGGAATGTCCTGGAGAAAATGCCCTTATTCGCCGTGGATGGTGAGGAACTAGCGAGATTTGCGTTTTGGTAATTCGTGGAATTGTTGCGTGCTTTTACAAGTAGGTTTGTTTCTCGCGCAACTCCCTTGAACCCTACGGCGATTGTGCCACAGCTCAATGTTGAATTATTCCGGCAACGGGCATTTGTAGCTCCACTAAAGGTATTTATGTTAGTCTGTGGGGTGGTAAACAATCCCCCATAAGTGCGCCCAGTGGTAACCAGGGTGGCCGCAAAGAGACTGAAGTGGTGGCTGTCTTGGGGGTCGGCGTTGTCGGCGCGGTTGGTATTAAGACATTTCGTAGACCCGTTGCCCAAGAGACCCGTTTTGCGGTCGTAGTCGCCCGAAACAAAATTGAGATTCGTGGGCGCGGAGCCTACGAGCGGCACGAGTGCGCCGGAGAGAGTGCGGGCACCTGCGAGGATGCAGGAGGCTTTGAGTGCGGACCAGATGCCGTCGGATTTGCAGCCGGTGATGAAAGATTCGACCGCCGTGATGACGCCCGACTCTAGCTCTTGGCCGTCGGCGGATTCCACGGCGAGCAGGTAAGCGTTTGCGTCGTTATCGTCCGAAACCCGGCGCATCGAGGTCGGCACGCGCAGCGGGGAGAGTTGGCCGTATAAAGGGCTAATCATAATTCAAATTTCCCTTGTTCGACCACGAGCCGGTGGCGGAGGCTTCTTGGGATGTTGTTCCGGAGGAGTTGAAGATGGTGCGGGAGATTTCCCAGTTGGCGCTGTCGTAGACGCTGCCGGTGTTGGGAAAGTCCGCGTAGAGGAGGAAGCCGAGGTAGGTAGTGGTGCCGTCGCTCGAAAGGTCGAAGGCCCAGACGCGATCTGGTGCGTCTTTGGTTCCGGCCAGTTTGTAGACTTCGCCGGTGGAGGGATTGCGCGAGTAAAGTCGGCGGTCGGCGTGGTTCACGCAAATCTCGCCGAGGGCGAGGTCGGTCGTGCTCGGGATGCGCCCGGAGACCGTTGAGCGTTTTGGAATGATTTGTGGATTTGCCATGTGGCGTTTTTTGTTTTGCGGGTTTGGGAACCCCCGCTTGGCGAGGCGCTATGGAGCGCCCCGCCGGGGTTGGTGGGCTGGTTAGTAGGTTCCGCCGTCGATGGTGGACTCGAGCGCGCTGATGCGTGTCTCGTGGTCGGCGACATCGGCCTCGACGGCATCAAGGCGGCTGTCCGCGCTGGCGTTTTCGAGGGTGGTGATGCGGTTGGAGAGCGAGGTATCGGCTGTCGCGCGAGTCGAAGCCTCGGCGTCGATGTTGTCCTGGAGCGTCTCGTCGGCTGCTTCGAGCGCGGAGACGGCGTTTTGGCGGGCGGTCTGCTCGGCGGAGACAGCGGCGATGCGTGCGGTCTCTTCGTCGATGATGTCTTGCTCGGCGGCGCTGACGCGGCCGGTCAATGCGGTCGCTGCGGTCTCGACGCCATCGATGCGCAGGCCCAAAGCTGTGTCGGCATTCGTGCGGTTCGTGACTTCAGTCGCGAGCGCGGCGTTGTTCGATGTGACATAGCCAGCGAATGCGGAGTCGTTCGCGGTGTCCACCGAATTGATCAAGCTGACGATCTCGGCGAAGCTGTCTTTGTCGGCATCAGCGGCGGAGAGGATCGCGTCGATGCGGCCTTTCTCGGTCGAGATTTTGCCGTCGAGAACGAGGTCGGCTGCTTCGCGTGCAGACTGCTCGGCAGAAACTGCCGCGATGCGCGCTGTCTCCTCGGCTGAGATGTCGTCGGCGAGGTCGCTTTCGGCTCCTTGAGCGCGGGAGATTTCGGCGTTGAGGTTGTTGGTGAGAGTCGTGTCGGCTGCTTCGCGTGCGGATTGCTCGCTCGAAACGGCGCTGTCAACATAGGTCTTCTTGGCGAAGACATGCTCGCCGCCGATGGCGAGAACGCCTTCGGCTGTGCCGATGAAGAGTGACTTGTTCAGCGTGTCGAATGCGACTTCACCAGTCTGCAAGGAGACGGGAGCGCCTGAACCGCGTTTGATTTTGATTATGGGATTGGCCATGGCTAATTAGGGTGTTGGTGGTGGTTGGTTGGGCTGTTCGTGGGTGGGTGATTGTCAAAAATTGCCGGCGTCGATGACGGGGATCATGAGGGCGTAGGCGGCTGCGGACGGGCTCCAGCGGTAGGGCATCCCCTCGTCAAGAGCCATGTAGAGGCGGTCCGGTTTGCCGCTGGATGGGAAGGCGGAGCGTGTCGGGTATTCGACGACAACGGCGGGGAGCGTGAGGTCGAATCCGGAGAGATCGAGCGTCTGCGTGAGGTTGCTCTCGGTGATCGTTGTCATGAGTAGACGAGGGTCTCCCGGTTAGCCCACGAGCCGGTGGCTGCGGCGGTTGCTAGAATCCGCCCGGCGGCGGAGAGGGTGGAGCGGCGGATGGTCCAGGTGTTGGCCGTCTCGGGGAGTGCTGGCGCGGCAGGGCGGTCGGCATTTAGCAACCGGCCGCTGTAGGTGGTCAGGCCGTCGAGGCTTTGGTCGAAGGCGTAGAGGTAGAGCGTGGGGTCAATGGGCGGCTGGACGGTGCGGAGGCCGAGTGCGGTGCAGGAGATTTGCATTCCGGCGGCGGGCGCGGTGTCGAAGGTGATCGTGCCGGTGGCTTCGCTGACGAGGTAGTCGGTGGTGGGGGTCTGCGTGACGCCGTTGAGGGCGACAAGGACATGCTCGGGGTCGGAGCTGACTAGGCCGTCGATGAGGAAAGTGGTGGCGACGCCATCGCCGATTCGGACGGTGGTATTGATTTGCAGGCCGGGGGCCGAGGAGATGATGAAAGAGGAGAGGCCGGTGATTTCGGTGGCGGCGTGGGTGTGGACGGTGTCGGCTTTGGAAAGCTCGACCCACAATTTGAATGCGGGCGAGGCCGAGGGATCGAAGACCGCCCAGTAACTCCCTGGCGGTGGATAACCGGGATTGGGTTCGCCGGTGCGGATGTAGAGTTCGCCGTTAAATGATACGATTTGGCCGGGGTAGTAGTCGGCTCCGTTGTCGTATGCTCCTTGGTAATCTGCTGGCTCGGGCTGGAGGGCGGTGTCGGCCTTGGCTCCTTGGGCGGCGGTGGCTTTGCCGTCCACTTCGGACTGGAGGGTGTTGATCGCGGCGGCTGCTTCGGCGATGGAGTCGAGAGCGGCAGGGTCGAGATTCGCGGCGAGAAAATCGATCCGGTTATCCAGAACTGTGTCGGCGGCAGCAAGGGCGGCGAGGTCGGCATCGAGGCCGGTGATTTCGCTCTTGAGGTGGGTATGGCTGCTCGGCGCGAAGGTGCTCGGCTTGCCGGTCAGGCTAGACCAATCGACGGGCGGGGAGACGGCGACGACGGCGCTGGCGAAGTCGGTGATCTGCGACGCGGTGTGCGTGTGAGTCGATGGCGCGAAGGTGGCAGGCTTGTTGAGGACGCTGTCCCAGGTGGGCGGAGGCGCGAGTTCGGCGATGGCCTGCGCTGTCCTGAGTGGCGTCATCCATTTGTCGTTCGAAAGACCGGCTTCAGCTTCGGCCTGCGTGGCTTTGCCGTCGGGCAGCGCGGCGGGGGTGCCTTCGTCACCGAGGATGACGCTGTTCTGGATTTCGACTTGGAGGGTCGCCGTGCGGAGGGCTTGCGTGGGGGCAGTCCACTTGACCTCGAGGTAGGCGGGGATGCTGTCGGGGTCGGAGGAGAAGGCGGCCTCGACCGGCACGGTGGTCAGGTCAAGGATGGTGGACCCGGGGGCCGCCAAGGCGAGGAAGTTGGCGTCGGAGAAGGAGGACTTGAGCGCGACGGTGGTCTGCGTGCCTGCGACGGGTGAGACGGCCACACCGTTCTCGACGAAGACGACCTCGATGGGGACTTGGTCGCGGCGCTTGAGGACGAGCGTCTGGAGCGCGACATTCGACGCGGCGCTCTTGATGAAGCGCCGGTTTTTTGAATCGAGAAAGAGTTTCATGCCGCTGACCAGCGGCGGGCTGTCAAATCAGGCGGCTCTCCGAGCTATTTCTGGAGCGGCTCGGAGGGAATGACCACAGAGGACACAGAGGACACAGAGTGGAAGAAGAGAGGGGATTTAGCTTTCCGGTTTCAGCACTCCGGTTTCCGGTTTCAATTCGACGACTTCCCACTTTCCGATGGGGCATCGCTCGGTTGCCATTCTTAGTTTTGCCCAAGTGCTGCATCCGCATTTGCGACAGCGGCCGGTGGCGTTCAACGCGGCGGCGTCCCATTCGGGGCAGGCGCGGCAGGTGGCTTCGCGGGTGGCGAGGGCTTTGGGCGGGGTAGTCGTGAAGCCGGAGCGGGTGAAGCGGTGGACGGCATGGCTGAATCTGGCGAGCGCGTTTTTGCGGAATTCAACGATGTGCGGAGGAAGATTCACGAAAAGGTAAATGAGGGAGCTGGGTTCGACCCACCAAAAGAAATCCAAGTCGCAGAAAATGCGTGGCCGTTTACAGACACCGTCGTCTCTGAGCATGTTGCACCGGTAGGGCAGCACCCATCGGTCACCCCAAAAGCCCAAAGGTCGAAAGCATTATCGCCGCCGCCGCAGAGGGTTTTTGCCGTAGAATCCCAAGTGAGTTGAGCAATTTCCGAATACTCAAACAATACCTGCCAGCCGTTAGAGTTTTGAATCCAGTCTGATGTCGGCAAACCGCCTGGAGGGTTGTAAGAATTAAATGCCACCGTTCCCGTAGTCGCTGCGTCCAAAATATCACTCAGCAGCACTCCGTTAATTAGCACACCTGCGACGCTCACACACCCGCAAACGCCACCACAACACGCGCACTCGACCGCGCGGAGGCCGGGGGAGTCGGTTTTGATCTTGATGGCTCCGGAGGATGTGCGGCCGAGGGTCATTTTTTGAAGGCAGAAGGCAGAAGGATGAAGGATGAAACTAGCATTCCTCCGTTGCGAGCCATTGCAGGGTGCCATTCACCGCGCCGAGGACATGGGTGCCGGAGCTTGGCACGGTTGGGATCGCGAGCCTGCGGGCTGTGTGGCCTCCTTGGCCGGTTGTTTGCTCGATTAGCGACTCGTCGGCATCAAGCGAGGAAAAAACGAAATTCCGCATCAGGTCGGCGGCGCTCAACTGCACGGGATAGCCGCCGCCGGAGGCGTCTTTGGCTCCGCGTGCTTTGGCTTCAAAATCGACGGGCAGCGTCATACGGGAGCGTTGGCGCTAACTGTTCCGGTCATTGCATAAGTGATGATGACCTCGTCGAAATATCCAAAATTCCGGCGATCGATGGAGGACAGTTGCGATTCCCATTCCGCCCCTATTGAACTGTAGCCAGGCACGGTGATGTAACCTGGAATGCTGCTGCCTGGCCGGTTCCCACTGATTTCTCTTTTTTTAAGAACCTTGCCAAGAGTCGGTGGTGTTATTGAAATCACGGAATTTGGCTCGGAGGCGAGCATGGTTCGCGTGCTCGTGTAGGTGTCAGCGAGCCAGGTTTCTTTTATGGTCCAAGCAAATTTTACAGGAGTCGGGGAGGGAGTCTCCTGTGTCGGCGGCGGGGTATAGGAGTGAGTGTAGCTGGCGCTCAATGTCACAAGCTGCACGCCTAAAACGGAAGATCCTTCGGAATTCACGCGGCCATAGCTGGTTACGATAAATTCTGTGAATCCATCTTCGCGATGGCGCTCTTGGGCTTCGGGAAAAATTTTCAGACCGTCGATGGAAGGAGAGCTGTCACCGCCAGGCGCGTCGTTGCCAACTGCGACAAGCGGACGGCTCGTGAATAATGCGTCGGATTGAGTCAGGAATAATTGCTCGACGCGGATCAGCCCACTGGGAAAAGCGGAAACCGTTTTGCCTGATTGCGCGATAAGCGAGGAGGCGGATTGGGCGTTATAAATAGTGTTGCTCATTAGGCGGTGAGGGCGGCGACGGGGAGGCGGGGTTCGATTTTTTCGAGGAGGGTTTTGATCGAGGTGACGAGGCCCTCGAGGCCGCCTGCTCCTTTTTTGTCACCGCCTTTCGCGTCTTTGTCGGTCTGGCCGGTGCGTCCGGGCTTATCCACGGCGTCTTTGCCAGCCATGCGGTCGCGGAAATTTTTGGTGCCTTCGGCCAGGCGGTCTTTCAGCGATTTTGGCGCGGCGTCTTCGGCGGGCTTTTCGGCGTCTTTTTTGGCGAAGCGGTCGCGGAATGCGGCTTTGCCTTCGGCCATTCTTTGGGCAAGTGGCTTGGCGGCTTCGGCGGCGGCGGTTTCTTTTTCTGCGGCTCTGCGGGCGATGCTCTCTTCGCGGCGGGCGATGCGACCGGCTGCGCGCTCGGCTCCGGCAAAGTCTCCCCGAGCGATGGCATCCTGGGCGCGCTTGGTGTCGCGGCCGCCTTTATCGACGGCATCCTTGGCGCGGGCTTCTTCGATGGATTTGAAGAGCTTTGCGGATTCGCTGAGTTCTTCTTTGATGTCCTTGGCGCTGCCTGCGGCTTTGGCCATGGCGGCGGCGAAGGCATTCGCTTCTGGTTCGCCCATCCCGGCGGCGATGGCCTGCTGGAGGTAGCCGTTGAAATCCTTCTGATATTGTAGCGCCTTGGCTTGCTCTTCGTTGCCTCCGGCGAGGGCTTCGGCGATCTGCAGGTCGAGGTAGAGGGATTCTTTTTTTTGTTCTTTTAGTTCCTCTTCTTTTTTTCGCGCCTCTTCTTTTTTCTCAGCTTCTTTCTCAGCGAGCTTTTTGCCTTCTTGAGCTGCTCTGAGAGTTTCGCCCATCTTGGTGATGCGGTCGGCCAATGAGGTGTTACCCGAATCGACGGCATCTTTGTAGGCCTCCTCGAGGGTCGCCATCTTTTCTGCAAATGTGCCGGTGAGCTTTATCTCTTCATTGGCCTCGGAGCGGTTTTGGTTGCCCTCTTTGATCTTTGCGGCGATGGCGGCTTCTTTTTCTTTGATCTGATCTTGAAGCCCTTTGAGGTCGGTAAAGAGCGGGGGGACTTTGGCGTAGTTCTCTTCGAAGGATTTTGGGAGCGCTTTGCCTGCATTGATAAACTGCTCGGAAATTCGCCCGCCTGCTCCTTTTAAGTTGTCTTCAATGTTATTGGCTGCCGTGTTTGATTGATTGGCCATATCGTTCAAGGCCAATGCAACGGACTCGCCTAGACCATAAGGAAGCGCTTCGAAAGTCGTTGCTAAGTCTCTTTGGATACTAGAGGCGACCCTCTTCCCAAACATTTCAAAGGCGCTGATCGCTGTTGAAATTAACGCGCCACTTGGATCAAAGATTTTTCCGAGAAATTGCCCAGCAGATTGAAAGGCTGCGATGAGCCTGCGGTAAATCTCGTTTGCTGTTTCAGACGCTTGAAGTTTAAGCGTGTCCCAAAAGAGCGAAAACCCTGCGCCGAGTTGCCCGGTGCTGATCGCATTCAGCGCGGTCTGGAAGGAGTTCACCGACTTCTCGCTGGCGATGAAGTTTTCGGCAAAAGATTTTCCGAGGGCGGCGGCTTTTTCGGTAAGGACTTCGACGGAGGCGATGATGCCTTGGAGGTAGGGCTTGAGCTTGTCAATGATCGGCGCGCCGAATTTCGCGTAGGCGTTCGTAATGCTGTCGCTGAGGGTGGAGAGCAAGCCATTCCAGGTGCCGGATTGGAGCTTCATGGAGCCGTTGAATCGGTTCAAAGCTTCCTCGGCGACAAGCCAGGCTTCCGTGTTTTTGCCTGCTTTGGAGAGTTCTTCGATCTGTGTGCGCGTCTCGCCGGAGACGGCTCCGAGTTCTTGAAGGCGCTGCATGGCCTCGCCGACAGGGCGTCCGGATTGCAGGCCGTCGTAGAGGCGACCGATCGTGGTGGCGACTTCTTCAAAAGGTTGGTTCGTCCCGGCGGCGATGTCGCCGACGAGCCGCAGGCCGTCGCCAGTGGCGAGGGCGCCGCGCGTGAGGGTCTCGAGAGTGCGGGAGGCTTTGGCGATTTCGGGAAGCTCAAAGGGTGTTGAGGCGGCGAATTTAGCGAGTTCCTCAATGCGCTTCTGGGCGGCATCGGCGGACCCGAGGAGCGGGATGAATGCCGTCTCGAGGGTTTCCATCTGCGCGGCGGCATCGATGGATTTTGTAAATGCGGAGCCGATGCCTGAGAGCGCGGAGGTGACAGCGGAGAGGCCTAGCGTGCCAGCGGCCTTGAATGCCTCAAAAGCGGCGGTGCCTACGGCGACGGCTCCGGCCATTTTGGCGAAGGACATTTGAAATTCCTTTGCCGCATTTTTAGATGCATCCTGCGTGGCGCCGAGTTCCTTTTTGAGTTTGTCGATTGTGGACCCGAGGTTCAGGTCTTTGGCTGCGAATGTGACTGTTGCGTCTGCCATGGGTCAGGAGGCTTTCTGAAGTTTCTTGCGCTCGTAGCGGAGCATGTTGCCGAGTTGTTTAACCATCTTTTGAACGACGATCACCACGGCGACATCGCGCTCAGACTCACGGCAAACCTTGTCGGCATATTTGGTGGTATTTGTGAGCGTGATTCTGGGATTTACCTGATCATCCGCATTGTCTTCGACACGCCCGAGTCCGTAATCGCCAAGGTGCCGCGTGACCCATTTGGGAATCCCTCGCGTGGCACTGCCTTTCACTGGATTTTTCAACTGCTTCGCGCACCATGCCCAACCGGATTTTGCAATGCCGACCTTGGCGTATTGTGCTGCGACAAATTCTTCCAAAGCTGACTTTGGCACGAAGTATTTATTTATGAATTTCCAGCGGCCGATATTGTGAGTGTCACCACCGGCGGCGCTCATTCGACCGTTCACAAAATGGTTTTTGTGGATTCCTCTAATCCAAGAAGGCGTCGCATCTGGAACGAAGTGCGCCCGGTCAACGCCATAAACCGTCCCGTCTTTTGTGGCATGGACAAAAATATCTGCTGTATCGCTCACAGTTTCCGTGTAAGCAATTTGACGAGGCGTGACATGAGCAAACAGACCGGCGCGGCCTTTGCCTTTTCCTGAGCTTCGACGCCCCCCATAGATATCTTTTGCAATGGCTTTCTCGCCTATCTTTTCGCCGCCGGACTTGTCTCCGAAAGGCTGGGTGCGGCGAGCGAGTTCGACACAGAGCAGGCGCGCGTGGATGCGAAGCGTATCCGGCAAAGTCTTTTGCTTCACCGCGCCATAAAAGCGAAACATCTCCTCAAGGCCGGTCGATTCGATTTGGATGGTGGCGTTGCTCATTTGATTTTCTCGAAGGCGCTTTCTATGGCTGCGAGCGAGTCAAAATCCGCGTTCGGAGAGCGGCGCAGATATAGGCGAGGCACACCGTGGCTGAATGAATCGGCGTCCAAAATCTGGAGCCCGGCAGCAAAGGGGATTTGCCACATGCACGCGTGAAAGCCCCAACCGGTGATGCTTGCGAGTCGATACACATAGGATGCAAGCCAGTTGGGGCTCGCTACTCCCCCGAGGTGGGGCTTCCAGCGGAGGGGTGCTTGGCTTTGGTCTCGGCGGCGTTGACGCGGTCCCAGGCGGCGGAGACGAGCTTGCTGAGCTCGTTTTGATCGTCGAGGTCGGCGATGTTCTCGAGCTGCCAGCGGCGGACGGCGCGGTTGAATTCCTCTGGGTCGCTGTCCACGGCGAGGACATCCTCGAGCGGCGCGGTGTGGACGAATGCGAAGGCGGCGACGAACCAGAACTCATCGCGCTTCTCAAGGAGGTTCGAGCGGATGATCGAAATGGTGCCGGGGACGCAGGGGCGGAGCGTCCACTTGCCAACGCGCTTGGTGCCATCGCGCATGGCGGCTTCGCGCAGGGCTTCGTCGTCGGTTTCGAGGGTTTCGTTGGTGGTGGATTTGTCGTTGTTTTTTTTCATAGAAATTTGGCGAAGCGCTTCTTGTCGGCTTCGGTGGCGTTTTCGGAGATCGAGACGATTTTTCCGTTTCGTTCGAAGACGAGTTGGCGCGGGGTGGCTTTGACGACCGAGACGAGCGTGTCGCGGTTCTTGAGGGCGGCGAGGATGTAGGCGACGGGATGCTCGGGGTTTTTTTCGAGGAAGATCTCGGCATCGCGGAACCACTCCATCACCTGGTTGGCCTGCTGTCCGCTGGTGGGATGGTTGGCGAGGAAGTGGAAGACGGTCGTCTCGTCGCCAGAATCACGGCGAATGCGCGTGGCAGGGGCGGCGGGGTTCTCGGGCTCAAAGCCGAGCGTCAGGAGGATCGTGGCGAGCTTGAGGTCGCGGGTGGAAAAGACTGCGAGAGGTTTTGTCGTCATTTGTCGTAGGGAGCCCGGAGCGGTGAATCACTCCGCTCCGGGCGCTGGGTGCGGGCGTGGGCGGGCTTAGGAAGCAGAGCCAGCCGTCATTGCGGTCTGGTATGAGCGGGCGGTCAGGCTGACGGTCTCGAACTGCTCGGCGGCGAAATTCGTGGTCAAACCAGTAACGATCGTGGTCGCGCCGAGATCCACGGAAGCTGGCATGGTGATGGTCAGCGCGCTGCCGACCGAAGCGGAGAAGGTGCCGGTGCGCATTCCTTCCAGAGAGAGTTCTTGAACACTCTCGGAGACCGCCACGGCGACAACTCCTCCGACCGAGTCCTTCACCTCTGTAAGTCCTGCGGTTTCGTTGACGGAGAAGCTGGTGACGATGAGACCTGTGACATCAGGTGTGCCGTATTCGGCGGAGCTGACTGCGGATGAGCGATAGAGTGTGGCGGCCATAGTAGTGTTGGAATTGGGTTGGTGGTTGCGGGTTTCGGAGAGGGGGCGCGTGTCAAATGCCGGAGGCTGTGAAGGCGAGGGTCAGAGCGGCTGTGGTGAGCCAGCGGCCATCGCTCTGCGTGTCATCGACCGAGCGGAGGTCGGCACCGGCGAGGGTTAGGTCGGGCGCGAAGGCGTCGGCCAAGTCGGACGCGGCGAGGAGGGAGGCGCGGAGGGATTCGGCGAGGGCGGTGTGGGCTTCGAGGGAGCCTTCGAGGACGGCGGGGGTTACGAGGACGATGCTCGCGGCGGCTTTGTAGAAGCCACGAGCGACGGCTTCGGTGGATTCGCAACCGGCGAGGAGGACGCTCTGGTCCTGAGGAATCGTCTCGGCGGATTGGCCGGTGTGACACGGGATGCCGTCAAAGGCTGGCTGGCTGCGGAGCCACGCGGCGAGGGAGGACTCGACGGGGATATTCACGCGGCACCTCCTGGGGACATCGTGGCGAGGTATTCGCCGGGGGAGTTGGTTTCGGAGACCTGCGAGATCGTGTAGATTTTGCCGTTGAAAATGACCTGCTCGCCGAGGCGGGGGGGCGATTGCAGGTCAGAGGCGAGGAACCGAATGGAAAACTGCCCGCCTTGGCGGAATCCTCCCATTTCTAAATCGAGCGAGATGGCTATGGCTTGAAGACCGACGAGGATTTCCTGCTGCCGGAATTTGACCGGCTTCCCGTGACAGGAATTGTGTTCTGTCGCTGTGCGGAGACGGAGGCGGTTGCTTTGAGATGCCAGGGACACGCCTCTGGGCGCGTGTCAAAAAAAGAAAAGCCCCCGCCGGGAGTGAGACCGGCGAGGGCTTTGCGGGCTGGCGCGGGTGTGCGCTTGGAATTACGCTGGGACGATGAGGGCCATCGTGCCGTCGGTGAGGCCAGCGGCTGCGCCGAACATCACTTCGAGCGATGCGATGAGCGAGCGGGTGGACTTGTCCGAATACACGTTGTAGCTGACGGTCAGGCCGATCTGATCGAGCGTAACCGAGTCGCTGACGAGGTAGTCGTTGTCCGCGAGGGCAGGAACGCCTGCGGCCATGACGAGCGCTTCGGGGCTGCAAGCGAAGCCTTTGAGGCCGCTCTCTCCGCCGAATGCGGTGGCGTAGTGAACGCCGTTCTCGAATCCGTAGGCTCCATCACCGAGGTTGAGCGCGGTGGTCGAGGTCGGGATGAGGTTCGAGTAGATGACGGGCGAGACCACGAGGCCTTTGCGCATCGACTTGTGAACGCCTGCCCAGAGCAAGGGGAGGTCGCCGGAGGTGGCGTTGATCGAGCCTTCTGCGGCGTCAACAACGGCTGCGCCGAAGTTGGCAACGGTCACGGGCGCTGTGGCGAGGGTCCAGATTTTGTCGGCGATGGCGTCGAGGTTGATCTGGATGAGGCGTTCCAAGCGGTGTGCGCTTTGGAGGTCGCTGTAGGCGAGGCCGAAGGGCTGGTAGATGTGATCGAGGCTGACGCTGGCT